GTATTTTGCCAAGAAGCGAAGCGCGACCCCTTCGGCGGTGTCGGGCTCCGTAGTGGCAAGCGCGGCGTCCACTTCGGCTGCGTCCACCTGCAGCGACCGGGCAATCATGTCCAAGTCGCCGTGGGTGGAGGCCAGCTCTTTTATGGCCAACTCCAGCGCCGTCATCAGTTGTTGCTCCAGCCGTACTGGTTGCCGCGCGGATGGATCGTGAACGTGCACTTGGCTTCGGCACCGGGCTGCGCGTCGATTTGGAATTGCGAGACGCGACCGTTGAAAGCGTAGGCGATCGTGTTGGTTCCGTCCACCGCTGCGATCACAAATGTGCGATCAATAACGCCGCTGGCAGCGTCGCCGCGAATCAGCAACAGGCCCGCGTCCGAAGGGTTCCAAGCCGACGTGATGGTCAAGCTGGTAGGCGCGGATTGCGTTGGGATCTTGTCCGACTGACGCGAGCCAGCGACGCCGAAGCTCGCCACCGCGTCGTCTTGTCCGAAGACGGGCACAGCTTCCACGTTAAGCGGAACGCCCGCCGTGCCGGTTCCGTTGGCGACTGTGCCGACGATGGTGGTGACCTGAGCCAGCCACACCGACAAATTGGCGGTGCTGAAAGCGGTCGGCGTTGCGCCCGACTGCATCCACATGGATGCGCTGAAGCCGGGCAGGACTTTGCTGGGGATGGCCATAATTGACTCCTGAAATTAAGCGTTGTTGCACCAGCCGTACAGGTTGCCCCGTGGCTGGATCGTGTAGGTGCACTTGGCTTCGGCACCGGGCTGCGCGTCGATTTGGAATTGCGAGACGCGACCGATGAAGCTGTAATACACGATGTTGGTGCCGTCGGTCGCTGCAATCACAAACGTGCGATCCACAACGCCGCTGTAGGCGTCGCCGCGAAGCAATAGCGTGACGGTATCCGATGGATCCCAAGCCGCTGTAATGGTCAAGCTGGTGGGGGCCGACTGAGAAGGAATTTTGTCGGATTGGCGCGAGCCCGCAACCGAGAAAGATGCAACTGCATCGTCTTGGCCGAAGGCAGGTACAGCTTCAATTTCCATCACGTTGCCGGAGACGGCGATTGCCGCAACGCTGGCGACGGTAGACAACTGAGCAAGCGTCAGCACAGTGGGAGAGGCCAAAGGCTGCGCGTACATCGTCGCGGCAAAGCCGGGCAGGATTCTATTGGGGAGAGCCATGGTTCGTTTTCCTTCAAAAAGTGGGGAGTTGTTTTATGTTGGAATGTCCAAGGTGCAATCCAGAAACACTTGTGCTAATTTCTGCTCGTTGTCGTATGAATTATACAGCCAGTACACGTCTGCTTTTGATACCCAAAAACCATTTGTTGGGCCACCAAACAGGCCGCTGAATCCGTGCAGCGATTGCAAAATTTGATTCGAGATGGTAAAGCCGTCTTCGACATTTTGAGTGAAAATCGAAATGCGAAAGATGGGCCGGTCAATGCCCTTGTTGGATTGCGTGCTGCCGGTGTAGACTGGCTGATGAACGTCGGTGAGCATCCACACAATGAACTTCGGCTCCGTCGCGAAGTTGCGGTTGAACGCCGCGTATACCGGCACAGGCGTGACGATGTTGGCCAGCTGATACTGAATCGCCTTGGCGTATTGGACGGGATTTTGTTGGGTCGCCATTACACCGCCGTCACAGGATCGTTGCGCACGCACAACAGCAGCGCCGTCATCCGGTCGTCCGCTTCGCGCACATTGTCAATACGCCAATCGAAGCCGCGCCACGTGATGGAGTAGGCATTTTGGTTGTCGATGATCGTCTTGATGTTGGGCGTGTAGTTGAGCGTGAATTCCACCACGTCGGAGTACACCCGGTATTTGTCTGTGATGCGGACGCTGTTGGCGACCGAGCGCACCTTGGCGCGCGTTGAAAACCAAAGTGTCTGGATCGTGCTTTGCTCGCCGAAATCGGAGCGTGCAAACGACAACGAATTGACGCTCAAATTTTCATACCGCGCGATCGCCATTACATCACCAACGGCTTGTATGGCCGCAGAAGCGTCGAGACTCCGAATGGAATTTCACGCAAGTTGGTTTCGGTCGTGTTGCTTCGATTGTTGTACAGGTGAGTGAACAACAACAGCCCGGCTTGCTTGATCACCGGGTAAGCGGAGAGCGGATTGGCGACGGTCGAATAATCAATGAAGATCGGCGCGGTCATGTTGCTGTTGATCTCGGTCGGCAAGCTTGCAACGATGACTTTGTTGCCCGACACGTCGTAATAATATTGCGATGGATCGACAGTCACGACTGTTGGCGGCGAGTCGATGTTCCAGTATTTCACTGACTCGATTGTCACGCCCGCCAAAGCCGGGTTGGCGTTTTGACTTACCTCGGGCAGATCAAAACAGACCGGAGCCGCCGCGATGCTTTCCAGCCCGTACCACACCCGATAGGACGTGGCAAAAATCGACATGCCGAGATAGTCTTCAATGGCTTGCCGAACGGCCAATTCAAGGCTCAACAGATACGTGTCTTGGCTCGTGTCGTCGAAGAGGTTGAGCTGCTGGCGGATGCTGGCGGAGGTCAACCACGCAGTGGCGTTGTCGCGCGCGATCTGCTCAACTTTGGAATAGTTGAACGGGTTGCGCGTCGCTGCCCCGAAGGGCAAGCCGTATTGATAGTTGTCCGCAGGCATCGCGATTAAGTCTCGATCAAACGAACGCCGGCGAAGGGATTGCGCACCGAGCTGACCATGCGCTTCTCCGCGTACAAGGTGATGAACCCAGGCGTGGTCTCTTCCATCGCTTGAATCGACATTTCTTCAACGTCCATCACAGTCAAAAATTGAGGCCAGTTGGCCAAGTAGACCGGGATGGCCCCGGCTGTGCCGGTTGGGTCGAGGTATGGATTTGGGATGACAGGAAAGCCGAGGATGTTGACTGCGGGCCCCTCGCCCATCTCGCCAATTTCCACCAGCGAGTAGCCGCTGCTGCCGTGAGCATATTGGCGGATCGCGCTGATGTAGCTTGGATGCATGTGCCAAGCGGTGCCGGGCAATCCCCAGTATTGCGGAGGCAAGGCGTTGGCCATTTCGGCCAGCGTTTCGTAGTCCACAGCGGTGTGGCTGTGGCCGACGGTCGCGAGCGTGTGCAGGCCGTTGGTGATGGCGACGCCGGAGGTGCCGTATGCAGCTGTGGCGCCAGCTGCGCCAGGGTAAGAGTTGAGGCCGCGCAAGCCGTCCGTGCCGCCGAGTGTGGTGGTTGTGGATCCAGCTTGGTCGTCGTTTGCGGCCATGGACGCGCCTTCGATTTCCGAGAATTCCAGCATCAAGTCCTGGACGATCGTTTCATTCAGGTAGTTGATGTCCGACATAGCAGCCGTGCGGATTGGCAATTGAGCCGTAATCACGCGGGTTGGAATCTGCCAGATCGTGGTGTTAGTTCCGGGCGTGCCGCTGTTTGGGGTAAACGAATATCCCCAAGGGTTTGTTTGGTTGGCCGCATTACCGGTCTTGGCTACGAATTGGGCGCTGGAGCCAGCAACCTTGATTTGTCGTGCGCCAACACGGAATGGGTTTGCATATCGCAACGCTGCGAATGCGTCATCAAAATAAGTCTTACCACCTTGTCCATTGCCGCTGCCTGTCAGCGACGCTGCTTCGCGCAAGTCGATCGTGATCTTGTCGCCAGTTTCCAGCGTTTGCTTAATGCCGTCCAGGATTTTTTCGGTGATGGTTTTCATTTTTTGTCCAGTTGGAGGTGAAGAGCGGGAAAGGGCCGAAGCCCCTTCCCTCGCGCAACAATTAAGCGTTGGCGGTGCCCGTCGAGCGGTAGCGGATCAGTGCATTGGGATCACGAACTGACGTTGCAAGGCGTTTTTCCCCGAAGAAAGTTATGTAGCCAGGGAGTGTCTGGTCGTAGCGACGCATCACCATATTCAAACGGTCAATGATCGTGTGGCCGCGAGTCCAGTCACCGAAGTACATGGGGTACTTGCTGACGGTGCCTGCAGCGCCGGTGGCGAGCTGGCTTGGTGCGTCCAGGTACTTGTTCATCACCACGTCGAAGCCGAGCAACTGGCCGATGATGCCGTTGGGGTTCAGCGACTCGGTGGAGTTGAAGATTGGACGACCGTTGGTGTCTTGCAGGCCACGGATGGCTTGGGCAAGAATCGGGCTGACCATGAACTTCGCGCCGTCAGTCCAGTATTGTTGTGGCAAAGCGTAGATCGTGTTGATCACGTCTTTGTACTGAATGTTGTTGGCGCCGACGGTGTTGGCGTTGGTGGTCAACTGGTCGTAAGTGGCCAGCGAGTGCAGGCCGGTGGTCGAGCCGGTGCCCGACGTGCCGAACGCAGCCGCTGATGTGGTTCCGCCAGCATACGTCGCGTTGGCGCCGGGGTACTGGTTCAGACCGCGCAAGCCATCAGCGCCGCCAGTGGCGACGGAAGAGCCGGTGCCGGACTGGTCGTTGTTGCTGATCATGGATTGAGCTTCGGACTGAGCGAACTCAGCCAGCATGTCGTCCACAATGTTAGCTTCCAAGCCGTCGATGTCGTCCAGCGCAGCGGTACGAATTGGGAATTGGACGTTGATGTCCTTCAGAACCAATTGCCAGATGCTGGTGTTCTCAGTCGTAGGCGTGCCGTTGTTCTGGATGGCGTAGCCCCATTGTGCACCAGCGTTGCCGGTCTTGACGCGGAACTGGTAGCTGGAGCCGTCGGTGGCAACGGTGCGAGACAGGCCGCGCATTTGGTTGGCCAAACGCAGAGCGACGAACACGGGATCGTATGCAGTGCGACCGCCTTGGCCGTCACCACCAGCAGTCAGGCCCGCAGCCTCTTTCAAGTATGCGTCGTACTGGTCGACGCTTTCAAACATCTTCAGCTCTTTTTCGCCTTGGCGAGCGCCTTTGTAATAAGTGGCCAGCTGCTCGCGCACGGCACGATTCACGTCGCCGCGAACGGTCTTGGCAATCTTGATGATGGAAGGCGCTTGCACGGATGCAATCTTGGCTTCCAGAGCGGCCATTTTCGCGTCGATCTCCGCGCGGGCGGCGTCGATGGCGAGAGGGATTTTTGCCTCGACAGCCTGCACGCTTTCAGCTTGCTTGGCTTCGATTTGGTCGAGCTTTTCGATGATTTCTTTGGTCATGGTGATTACCTTTTGAGACGATTGTCGAGAGTGCGCATCAATTCACGTTGCTCAAGAGCGCGGAGAATTTCAGCATGGGCGGTCGCTTCCGCATCAGAGTCGCTCTGAGGCGTCGCTTTTTCATCGGGCGCTTTTGCGGCATCACGCTGCTCAAGCACCTTCTTGAAAGTTGACGCGGCAGCGACCGCGTCACTCTTGGACAGACCGGCATCACGCAGGGCTTGTTCCATGATTTTTAGATCAGCCGTGCCGTCGGGCCTGAAGTATTCAAGGCGGCTGACGTTGGCTTCGGGGTTGTTCGGATACATCACCACGGAGACTTCGCGGAGTCCGCCCTTGGTGATTTGAAAATAGCCGTCTTCATATGGATCGGCGGAGCCCATGACCATTGGCGAGCCGTCCTCATTTGTCCACTGATACTCTTCGGCGTATGCGCCGACGGAGACGCCGCCAAACATGGTCGGCGACTCTTTCATGATCGTGTGAACGTCCTTGCCCGCCGCCGTGTTCGTGAAAATGCGACCTTCGGCGGTCATGCCGGAGTCGGAGAATTCAAACGAATTCCATTCACCAATCGGCATCGCATCGGCGTTGTGGTTGAGGAACATCGGAAGCGGCTTGCCTTCTTTGGCAAACGCCTCGGCCCAGTCCATGAATCCTTCAGGCTGATAATTGAACTTGCGACCGTCGGCACCCTCGCGAGCGCCCCACGTGGTCACGGTGGCCTCAATCTGGCCGGGGTTCGCTTGTTGGTCTGCGGAGAGCTTGGCCTCGCAGATCAGGGTGATTTGTTTGAGCGTCATGGATTACCTCATCGACTTTGCTTTGATCAATGTCGTATATTGTGGCCAATTTTACGCTGTTCAAAGATCGCTTCTTGATGCGCGGCAAATTGATTTTATCTTGAAGCTGTCGGGAAAGCATAAATCACTTGCCGATGTTCATTTTGCGCGTTTGGTTTCCACCTCCGCCGCCGGTGTCTTGCGGGCTCGTGCCGGTTGCGTCGGGCTGCGAAGCGGCCTTTGCTTGCAACTCGTCGCCGCCTTCCATCGCTGCCATGCCCATGTAGTTGCGCCCCTCGTTTGGCGTCAAGACGCCTGCGCCGACGCCTTGCACGGCAAAATTCATTTGATCCAGCGGCGCGCCCTTCAGGAAGTTGCGCGTGTCGAACTCGATGCACAAATTGGGGTAGCCAGGGAACAATTGCACCTTCAGCTTTTGCTGAATGTTGACGGTCGTTGGATAGATGGTGGACTTGTAGAACTCGTCCAACATCGTTTGCGTGTTGTTGTACTTTTGGTCTGCGATCCCGATCATTGCCGGAGGCACGCCGAACAATCCGCAGATGCGCTTCATGGTTTGCTCTTTGAGCTTCGCCGCGTCGGTGTCTTGCAGCGTCAGCATCTGCAAGGGCGTGTACTTCATGCCTTGGTCAAGCAACATGCCTTGTCCGGGCTTGCTCGGATCGGACTGGCGCGAGCCGGTCATGCTTGACCACGCTTCTTTCAGCCGGGCGGCGATCTCTTTGAACTTGCCATCCGGGATCACTTGCTCGGTCGTGAACATGCCGGAGGGCTTGGCGCCGTTTTGCATGACGTAGTTGGCATACAGGTCGATGTCTTGATCGAGCGTCACCAGCTCCGCCGCGAGAATGCCCTTGTTGAAACCGGCTGAGCCTTGCCAAGCCATATCCTTCACGTGCATGACTTGGTGGGCATCGAGCGGCTCATCACGGCTGAAGCCGTAGCTGGGTGTGGACAACCTGTAGCTTGGATACCGCGTGGGCGTGATCGTCACGGCGATCAGCGTGCTGTCCAACAGGTACATCTCCAGCGGAGTGTCCAGCGGGCTCTTTTGGTTCTGGCGCCACCACAAGGTGAACGCTTCGCCGGATAGCTCATACCACATGACCCACTGATACCAAAACTCATAGGCGCTTTGAAATTTGTTGGGCTCCGCCAGCAGCGCGGCGACTTGCTTGGCCTTGGCCTTGTCGCGCTTGCCGACTTTTTCGGAGGTGATGGCGTTGACAAATGAGCCGTCCTCTTGGAGCGCCATCACGTTGATTGGCAGCTGCGAGATCGCGCGGGCCTTGGCTGCGATGCAGGCCAAAACGGTGCTGTTGCGGGTGAGCAACGACATGTCCACGGGCCGTCCGGCGCTGTTCGTCGCGGCAGTCGTGACGTACAGAATTTGCGTGTTGACAGTGGGCTGTTTTCCGCTTTGGTAGACAATGTTGTTGCCCAGCGCGGTTTGTCCGAACAGCGAGTTTGACTCCTTGGAATCGACCGCTTTGCGCTTGAAAATGTCTGTAAGTGCCATGAAGTTGCCCTAAAATGCCCGGAAGCCGAAGCCTGAGACCGCCGCGTTGTCGAGGGAACAATGCATTGCGATGATGAGGCTGATTATGCCGTCAACCTTTGCGTTCAAGTCGGCCCCATTCTTTCTGATTTTAACGTTGCCGTTGACGTCTTCATACACTTCGCAGTTTCCGAGCTGCCAGCCCAAAAACGGGTTGCCGTCGTGCTTGATGTTGTAGTTCAAGATGAGTTTTTCAACGTGCTTGCTCGGGTTGCTCAGCACCGCCATGCCTTGACCAACCTTCTTGACTGGGAGCGCGGCGTCGTGTAGCCGGGCCACCAAGCTCGCCGCGTTGTAGGCGTCATATCCGATCTCCTTGGCGTCGTATTTCGCGCACTGGGTCTGGATGTAGTCGCTGATCTCGCGATCGTCCATGACGTTGCCTTGCGTGATATGCAAGATGCCCGACTGCCGCGCCATTCGGAAGATGTCGCCGTAGTGCTTGGGGATGAGCTCATAGCCGACTTCCGGCAAAAAGAATTTGAACTCCGCTTCATAGTCGTCTTCGGCAAAGCGCTTCAGCGTGCACACGGCATTCAAGTCGCGCGTCGCCGCCAAGTCGAATCCGATGAACACCGCTTCGGGCTCGCGCTCGCCGACGATCGCACAGCGCTTGTCGTCCCAATAATCCCGATCCACCCAAGCGCTGTTCGCGCTGACGTACATGTTGAGCGTCTTGCACAAGAACTCATTGAGGGCGGCGGGCTTGTGCTTGGCCTCTTCGGCGCGCTCACAGATTTCTGCTTTTTGGGTTGGGGAGGGGGTTACCAAATAGAATCGCCCCATGAGCAACCGTCTCCCCCCAGAATTACACATCATAAAAGGCACAACCGGCGAGCGCAAATCCAAGGCGCTCCCCAAGGACGTGCGTTCACGAGTCCCGCAAGCCGACTGGCTCGATCACCCCGAGAAATGGGATCGCAAAAAATTCATCAAGGAGACCGCCGATTTCTTGTGGGAGGTCTACGGGATCGGAAGCGACCAAGACAAACACATCCTCGCGGCGCTCGCTGTCCAGATCGAAATTTATGTCCGCTGTTGGCATGAGTTGCAGTCATCTGACATCGTGGTGACTTACCCCAACGGCACCTCCGGCCCGAACCCCCATTTCACGACCGGCGACAGGGCGCTGAGCCGCGCGGTGGTGCTGATGAACGAGCTGGGCCTGACGCCCAAGGGGCGGCTCGCCAGCAAGACCCAAGAGGGCGGCAAGTATTCCAAGCTGCTGAGCGGGCCATGAAGTATGAAGACGGCATTCTGTATGCCGTGAACGTCGCCGCCGGTCGCGTACTGGCGTGCAAGGATGTGCGGCTCGCGGCGCAGCGGTTCCTTGACCAGCTTGAG